TATTGGCCCGCATCCCGATTACGAGGCGTCTTCAGACCACAGTATTTCGTACGTCAACTTCTCGCCTGCGGTCAACGCGGTTGCGCCCAGGTTGACGACAATGCAGTCGGCCGCGCCGCGCAGAATAATCGGCTTGGTGTTCGGCTTGTCGAATTCGAGGCTGAGCGGGGCTGCCGCAGTAGCAGGAGCGGTCAGGGTGATATCGCGGGCGAGCATTACCGAGTTAGCAGGGCTGGCCGCAGCAGGAGTGCCCAAGGTCGTGAAGTGACGAACCACGGCTGTGGGCGCTGCGGTGCTGCTATCCCACTGAGTGATGACGGGGGTCACAGGGGTGCCGTCCGCAATGGATGCCGCCCTGCGGATGATCTGAACAGGGAACTGCTTAGCGGTGGTTGCCACGCCAGAGATGGTGATTCGCTTGACGCGCACGGTCTTTGTCGCGCTGCCCTTCACCTCAATCACATCCGACGGGGTAGCGGGGAGCGTAAAGCTGTTGGCTCCCGTCGAGAACGTCGCGGTCGTCACCAGCGCGTCGTCGATGCAAACGCGGCTAGCCAGAGCCGAAGAGTTGTTCGGATCGGAGACGGTCGAGACGGTCTTGCTGGCTGCGGCGCCGTCCTTGATTGCGAGTGTAGTCAGTGTGCCTGCGGCCATGATAGTGCTCCTTTGCTGCGGTTAGAAGAGAAGTACTGGAAGCATATAGGACTGTTCGTCATTGCTGAAATCAAGCAGACCCGCACCGCCGACTCCGGGGTTGCTGGTCATTTCGAACTGAACTGGAGTACAGATCAACTCACTGACTGAAGACCCGTCAGTGAATCGGACTACCGCACCCAGGAAATACTTGGGCATCGATGTGGTAGACGGCTCAAATTGCTGCTTGCCAGCACCGAATGCCGTCACCCCCCAGGAGAAACTCAGGGTGGACGCACTATTGGGGGCGACGGTAATCGTATTCCCTGGTAGGTACCCAGGCAAACCCAGGGCAAGTGGAACCTGCCCGTTCATGGTCGTGACCGAGGAACTCTTGGTGGGCACGATGCTGAGGATGTTTACAGCAGTAGCAGCACTATTTGTGAGTGCCACCGTAGCCGTGATCTCCTGGCCTGCGGGAGCGGCTGACTTACTCAATGTAATCGTTCCTGTCAGAGCCATGAACTACCTCGCTTACGGGCAGGAATCGGCGAACACAAAGTGCGCCAACACGACATCGCTGGTGCCGTTATCAGCATTCGTTCCCTGAGCCGACAAGAACTGCACGACCACCTCGTAGAAGCCAGTGGTGGTGTCCACGCCACGAGATACGATCTCGCAGAGCGGAGCAGCCGCGTGGCCCGAGTTGGGGATGCAATTGAAACCGAAGCTGACGAGACGATTCAGGGTCTTGTCGTTCGTAATGAACGTATAGAGTCCCGAGCCCGCCGAAGTGATCGAGTAGATACCCTTCGACTTGAGCTTCTGAGCGGCAGTCAGAGTCACCGCGCCAGAGGCTACGGGCGTGTACTCACAGACGATATCGACCAACTTGTTCTCGAAGCTGTAGCGAAACTGGTGGAGGCTGTGGTCGGACATTTTTTTACTCCTGTTAGAACGCCATCGAAATTGCAGTCTGCGCCACTTCCGAGATTGCCCCAGTGGATTCAGTGAGGATCGTCGGAACCAATGATACGCTAACTGCGGTCGGAATGCGAGTCGCGTGAAGAACCGCTGCCGAGTCCCCAACCTCCAGAGCGCTGACAACAGTATTCTTTTCGACCTTGCTCATCCTGCGCCCGTAGCATGTGATGTACGCGACTGATCCAGTAGCAACTTCAACTGGGGCAGACACGCCAACATTGGCGTTGGGCAGGTAGGTCAGGTTCCCGTCAGCGCGGCCAACCGTCAACACGCTATTGGTGAAGCCCGTTGTAATCTGGGACACGCCAGCACCAGCCGAGCAGCCCTGGACATCAACATTGCTGAACGCGAAATTACGGTCTGAGGCCAGCGGTACCACGTTCAGGATCTGAACGTTGCTGGAGCCAGTCGTGTTATCAACGGTCAACGTGAGGGTGAACGGGCCAACATGCTTGGTGATGATGAATGTGCCGACGCCGCTCTCGCTAACGCCAGACGCGTTCAGGATAGTCAGCGTGGTCGAAGTGGGAACGGTCTCGATGTTGAAGATACCGTTGTTTCCCGAAGACGTTGCGCCTGCGATTACGATTGCGTCGCCAGGAATAACCGCAGCCGTGGTCGGGATGGTAACCGTCACGACACCAGAAGCGTACGCGAATGTCGTGGTTGATCCAGTTACCTGATTGTCAGTTGCGAAAGTGTAGGTCAGAGACATGTTAGTTCTCCAAGTAAGAAGACCCAGGTGCCATTATAGCACCTGGGTCTTCGTGTGTCTCTACCTTAGAAGCCAATGCTGATCACTGCATTACGACCGGGCTCGGAGCACGAAAGGTTGCCGTACATTCCTAATCTTGTCTCATACGCATCAGCGTTCGAAACTCGGAGCATCTGGAGGCCGTCGTCGTCCAGGAATCGCGGCATCGGGCCCACGGACACGAGCTTCCAGGACGCCATCTTCACCGCGTACGCCACTCCGCTCGGGCAGTTACGGTCGGGGATGATGTTGACTGCGCCGTCTGGGCCGAACATCTTGGCGCCAGGGAAGCTGAAACCAGCATCGGTCTCAACCGTGATCAGTTCAACCTTCGAGTGCAACGCAGCCAGCACCTTCGCGTAGCTGTTGTAGCACATGAAGATATGATCGGCTTCAACGCCTTCACGAGCACCCAGGGTGATGCCCTGGATAAGAGCTTCCTCGGGGCCGAGCAGGCCGAGCGGGCCGCTGCTGGTCGCGTCGAAACGGAAGCCCGAGAGACGGGTATCCGCGCTGCGGTTCACTCCGAACCAGCTATCAGTGCTGCCTGGAGTAGCGGAAGGAATCCAGCCAGCGAGGCCAGACAGCTTGCCGACGTTATCGCCCTGGATCCAGCAGTACTGGTAGTTACCAGACGCAGTAGCGGGCCAGGAGGCCGGAGTGCCAGCAGCGCCGCCCTGGCCAGTCGCGGAGACAGTGAACGTCCCTGCGCCTGCGGTACGGTTGACTGCGATGACGTAGCCAGGGCTGCCGATGTAGCTGAGGCCGTCCGAGCTACCACAGACCAGGGTCTGCCCGACTTCGATCTGCGTGATCATGTTGTCGTCGGCAGGAGTGCAGACGCCGCTGGTGCATGTGATCTTGCCCAGGAGTCCGCTGCCGTCGCGGTACATCGACATCGCGATGCTGTTCACCAGTTGCTGATGAGCAGAGTCGATCTGAAGCTCAACGGCGTCGATGAACGCGCCAGCGTCAGTCGATGCGCTGCGGAGGGTCAGACCATCGATGGTGGCGGTCGCGTAGTCGGTCGCGTACGTAACCTGGAAAGCCTTGGTCTTCGCGGCGGTCTGGTTCTGCTGGCTGTAGCCGAACTGAGCAGAACGTCCCTGCGGGTTACCATACTTGATCGGCTGGGGGTAGTAGCGGCCACCTGCGCCTGCCACAACGGCTCCAGCAGTTTCCTTGCTGAGCATTGCCCAGAAGGGGTTCTTGGTGTACGTGGTATCGCCAACGGGCTGATCCTTATAAAACTCCTTCAGGATCGACTGTGCGGCGCTGAAATCAAGGAATTGTCCAGACATGGAAACGTCCTTCTAGTTTGGCGACGTATCGCCGGGTTGAAACGCCAATCACCGAGTAGTCTCTGGGAGGCGTTCCAGCCACTAGAAGGACGATATCCGTCCAGGCAACAGTACCATGCTAGACACGATCACTAATTCGTGTCAAGCCCTACTTCATTAATCCCTTTTGCTTGGTCGCAGCGATTGCCGCAGCAATGCGTTCGGCCTTGCTCTGATGCTGTGCACCAGTGGACTTCGTAGGCGAGCTAGCGGTGGCGCCCCTGCCGAGCGTCCTGACCTCGTGGACGACAGGCGCCGCAGGACGTTCTGGCTCAGGAACAACCACCTTGCCACTCATCTTCTTGGTCTTGCCCAGCAGCTTAACCTGCTCTTCCAGCCACGTCTCCACCTTCTCAGCCGCCGACTCCAGACTCATCGGCTGGTGCTGCGGATTGGTCTTACGCCCCTCGATAAGATCAGTGATGATGACTTCGTGGATATATTCACCCGTCCCTGGCCATGTCTTAACAAATTCAAACTTATCGTCCGCGCCCTTAGGGAATTCCAGGCATGCGTCATGGAAGCGGTCTCGGAGCTTCTGCTGCTGAGCCTGGATATTCTGCTGCTCCTTCTGGATTAATTCATCCATCTGACGCTTCTGCTCGGCCTTGTACGCCTCAATCTTATCGTCGGCCGCCTTCAGGGCGTCCTCAGGAGTTAGCTTCCCGCCAGTGATGAGATGTTGAGTAAGTTTATCGTAGCTTACGTTGCCGAGCTTCATCCACGCAGTAGGATCTTTGTCGGCATTGGCCAGAGCCTTCTCGATTGCCTCAAACCGAGCCTCGCGCTCCTTGAGCTTGGATTCGCGAGCATCCCATTCGGCCTTTCGGCGGTCTTCCTTGATCCGCCATTCCTTTTCCCGTTGAGCCGCAGCAGCAAAATCGGCCGCCTTGCGCTTCTCCTCGGGCTTCTCCTCTACCTTCTTGTCCTCGGGCTTGGCAACTTCTGGGGCAGCAGGCTCAGCAGGCTTGATGCCCGCAGCCGCAACAGCACGGGCCAGCCGCTCTTCGCGCGTGGGCTGTGCAGTAACTGTGATCTTGGGTACTTCGAGAGTCGGCTTCTGTTCCACAACGGGAGCTGCGGGGGCTACGACGGTGGCATTATCAGCCATGTGAAACTCCTATCAGGAGGTTATTTTGCTGCGAACGGAAGCATCGGTGAGGGTGGAGGTTGTTCAGGACGAGCAAGCGGGACTGCCCCCTGCCCAGGGGCTGCCCCCTGCTCGGGGGCACCTGCGGGAGGAGGCGGAGCAGTAATCTGCTTCACCAGGAATTCCACTTGCTCAATGAATCGACGGAGAAGTTCTAGACGCTCTTCTTCTAGTCCAGTAGTGCGGCCACATGAATAAAGTTCCATGGCCATTTCTTTGGCTCCCTGCCCACCGTCGTTCTCGACATCGTAGATTTCAGGAGCAGTGTACTTACCTTCGTCCACTATCTCGCTTAGTATCTTCTCCAGATATTCATCCTCGGAATTCTGGAGTGACTCCAGCGATTCCAGGTCTGGGAATTCCAAGATACGGCGGAGCATGCGCTGCGTGATCAATCCAGCCTGGGCCCACTCAGTGCCGGTTTGTAATTTTCCTGCTGGATCATCAGGCAATTGCGATACTGGGCACAATTTCAAAGTGAAGACGTCGTCTTTCAGATTGATGGACTTCCAATCTTGTGTGGAAAGGAACTTACGGCCAGGAATCTTTACCTCGTAGTTTCCCTTCTCGGCCACGATGTCCTTGATGGCGTCCAGACAAAGTTTGGCCGTATCAATGTGCCACTGATCATAGCTCTGAGAAGGGATGACCATGCGTCCTGCTGCTTGGTCGTGATACTCGCGGAGAGCCTCACCGGATGAAAGATCGGCAGGCTTCTCAGCACGGGCCTCCATCTGACTGATGCCGAATATCTCGAAGACGGCCTGGATTAGTGTCTGGCGGTACTGGTACGTCTCCGCAGGACAGAACGTCGGGGTGATGTAGACTGGCGGTGTCCCACGATACCAACCAATGGCCCACGGGTCGTTAGTCAGATGGTCTTCGACTACCTGCGAGCCCTCTTCGAGCCAAATCTTGCTGCTGCCACCCTTCTTATGCGTAATCTGGATGACCCATGACGTTTGATTCAGCTCAAGCTGAGTAGCACGGGCTTGCTCGGCTGCGCCGATGCCCCAGAACCCAGTCTGCGGTTTGCTCCAGCGAATGAAGCTCATCGGGAAATACGTCTTCTCGTACGCCTCAATCAGAAGCGGGCCACCAGACGTGATGATGGCATGCTTGCCGTCGTGGGCATCAGGACTGGATGGCAGATGCCAGCCTTCCACAACAGCCGTCAGATTGTTGACGCTATCACTGCTGACGCCTTCAAGCTGGAATAACCCAGAAGCAGCAATCTCTTCACGATGTCCAGGGAAAAGGTCGGCCAGGACGTCTCGGTCAACCAGTTTGATCCGATATAGCTGACGAGGATTGCCTGTGGCCGCTTCGAGTTCGTCAATCCAAAGCTCGTACGCGGGGACACGTTCGATGCACACTTCGCCGTGCTCAGCGTAAACCGCCGTCGCCCCAGTTCCCCAGATCAAACAATCGCGGTAGACCATCGGAGCGATTCCATTCACATCACACTGGTAGAACGCGCCGTCGATAAGCTTATTCAGCTTTTTCGCCTTGCGCTTCAACTTGAAATCCCCGCCAGAGGTGAGGGCGAACGGCTTCGGGCGTGTCTTGGCGATTATATTAACCGATGTGTCTGCCGCTATCTGAATCGCGTTATAGGTCAACGGACTGCCGCGAGCGGCTGGATGGCCAGCAGAGATTTTATTCGACAGGAGCCCGTACGTCGCTGTCGTGGGCATGTCGCCATAGAGACGAGAGCACGAAGAGATATTCGTGATGCGATTACGCTGATTCTCGTGCAGCGTCTTCAGCGTATCCAGGACGCCAGCGCCTAGCCTCTCGCCATCGAACTTCCACCATCGATGATCCTCAATCATAGCCTTGGGCTTGGTCTGTACTTTGACAGTGCTATGCGCAGGAACGTCCGCGCCCTTGCTAATGGTATGGATCTTTGGCGCCTTGTACTTAGCCATGGGTTACTCCTGATCATCGGAGGCAGGAATGCCGTCACAGATTCTAGCATCACATCCGTGCAGACACCCCTGACGGCTGTGTTCCACCTCGACGGAGTGCCCGCAATTGCAGGTGGCGGATACTGCGGGGTCGTGCGCGGGCATCGACGGTGCCTGAGGTGCCAGAGTCAAAGACAACTCGGGAGTCACGTACACCGAGACTCCGTTTGATCGCAACATCTGGATGAAGGCGGGCAACTCTTCAGACTTCATGGCAATCATGGCAACTCCTCAGGGAAATCGATGATACCGGATTTAATGCGTTCTCGCTTGGCTATTTCTTGATCCAACTTACCCCACATCCTGGCTTCCTCTCTGCGTCCGTACTCTTGAGTGCCAGGAACAGGCGGCTGGGGAAGTGCCTTGGCCCTATAGGAATAGCAATCCTTCCAGCCGTACCTGAATGCGTCACAGCAGTCGTCGCCAACACGATCAACCTTGTTGACCGTCTTGAGTTCGTGAACCAGCGGAGCACAAGCAACGGGGTTAATCTTAATAAGTCCTAGGATGAATGCGTCGTTCACCAACTCAATCATGTTGTCCCGTCCAGGCTTGTCCGCAGCCTGGATAGGAAGATTGTGTCGCGCCCTGAGTTCACCTATTGTCTGAGCCCAGCTCGGATCACATACCATGCGTTCGAAATGATAGCGATTATTGAGTAGTTTGATCTTCTCTGCCATGTCTGTGACTGTCCACTTTGGCCCGTGGACGCACTCACGCACGTAGAGGCATGGGTCTTGGTCGGTATAGCTCATCGCCACAAGAGCCGCAGGGTGGTCCCAACCAAGGTCGCACCCGAGCACAGAGTGCACCTTGCCAGACACAGCAAACATTCCTGTGTCGAATAGATTCTTGGTCGGGTCGAACTTGTACAGAAGATCCGAATCGTCAATGACCCACTCAGATAAATATTCGCGACGGAACGATGTGGTCTTCTCGATGCCAGGAGTAGCCTTCTCCAACTCCTCAATCTCGCGAGCCCACTCGACGTACTGGTTTTCGTACGCCGTCCACGAGAACGTCTTCCACGCTGGCATCTTGTCGTGGGTTATATCGTACCATACGCCCTCAGCAATCGTTCCTGGCGTTCCGATCAGGACGATGGTTCCGTGG